CTCCAGCCATTTTAACATAATCCCAAGCGTATGGGCTTTGAGGTTTAGGCCATCCTTCTAGAGTTTCAAAATGCAATGATTGTGCCCCGGCATTGATCTTATCTCCGGATTGTTTCACGTGATCAGCAGCCTGCTTTGTGTCGAGTTCCGGTAGTTGTTGATTCCATGTCAGATCCAATGTTCTCAAACTGTTAGGATCAATACCAGGTTGTTCAGGTACCATTGGTACAACAGGTCCGATCTTGGTTGTGCTCTTACGTGCTGCTTCTTCTGCTGCCTTGACTTGGTCATTTATAGCTTTTTGATTGACACTTGCAGATCTCTGTACCGCTTGTAACATCATCTTAGTGTCCTCCAACGATCTAGTCTCTGGTTGTGGTTGTGGACCTGGTGTCAACTTCCATGGCTTGAGCCGCTCTTCTTGAGGTAACTCATAATTTGTTGACGGTAACTCTTTTGGTGCTTCTAAAATACGTTGTGGTCCTCCTTGTTCTACCGCGCGTTTGTAAGCCTCTACCTCTGACTTGAGTTTTTCTCTATTGGCTTCTGCCTTTTTAATTCGTGTCACTGCATCATTAACACCAACCTTGTCAAGACTTTTAATCAACGCACCATATTGTATCTTCAGTTCGTTATTGTCAGTCTTGTCTCGCATGCTAACTAGTTTTTCATACTCTTCAACAATCTTAGGATCATAACTGGTATCCATATCATTGAGCTTGAAGGTCTTATCACCTAGTTTAACCTGACCGGATTTTTTTATATCTGCTGTGAGTGCGCTGACAGTGTCAGTGACTCTTCTGGCTTGAGCTCTTTGATTAGCAGCAACCATGGCCATGTCCCCGAGAGCATCTTTATCAGAAACATCCCGACCTCTCACTTTTTTAATTTTTTTGAGTGCCTCAGCGGACCAGTTCTCGCCCATTGATCTCTCCATATTTGCTGCCATAGTACCATAACCACCTGGTTTTGTTCCTAATATTTTTTTCAGCTCAGCTTCAAACGCTTCAGGACTCTTGTCTTTTGATGCTCTAACCTTTGCGGAAGCCTCCGCCATGGCATCTCTCCAGCGCTCTGTTTGTGATTCAATTGCATCTGCCTCGGCTTCTTCGTTTTTCTTTTTAGCATCCAGTATAGCTTTCATCCCACCGGCGCTCACCACGCCACCGAACGCTTCTTTCATGGCACCCTCCTTGTTCTTGGCTCGAGCACCAGCAGCCTTGCGTGCTTTTTTCTCCTCTTCTGATCTGAATAAATCTTTTACTTTCTCAGCGCCATCGCTTATCAAATTTTTAATAAAGCCGATACCCATGTCTATCACACCGAACAGTTTATCGAATAAATCAGTGAAAATATCTTTGAAAGAGAAGCTATCTAACATTTTTTCTACTTCTGTGAAACCTAGTTTACCGGCGATCCAGCTCACACCACTCTTGAGCAAATCCAATGGCCATGCAACGAGACTATTGAACACAGACTTAACACCCTCTCGGATACCACCTATGATTCCGTCCTGCTCAAATCCTTTCATGAAACCAGTTATAAAATTGAATGCTTCAGTGATTATCGTTATTGGTAAAAATATTTTCCCAAGTATTTTACCAGCTGTTTTCAAGAAACCAAAAACACCCTTGATGATAGGATTCGACGGACCGAAAAATTTAGCAATCTTAGCGAATATACTCACACCCTTGGCTCCTTTGCCACCTCCAAACAAACCACTCAAACCACTCATCATCGCAGTTACAGGTGTTAGTGCAGTCTTCATCAGCTTCACGAGCCCACTCAATGCTGTTCGTACTGATTGAGGTATTAAATTCTTCACCTTGCTTGGCAACTCGACAAAAAACGTTTTGAAACTAGTCCATTTTTTTGCCATACTAAACCCTTTCCACCAATTACGTATACCTTTCGGTATCAGCTTGCTTGGGCTAAAATTCGTAAACCAAGATTTGATACTGATCCACCTTTTTGTGAAATTCAACTTGCTCCACCAGACTCTTATACTCTGTGGTATTAACTTTTTAGGACTGAAATTGGTAAACCAGCTTTTAACACCCGTCCATCGTTTTGATAAATTTAATTTGCTCCACCAGTTTTTTATGCTTTGAGGTATTAGATTTTTGGGTGTGAAATTCTTGAACCAGTTCTTAATTCCAATCCATCTCTTGACCATCGATTTATTTGTGTTTTGCCACCATTTGCGTATACTCTGTGGTACTAGGTTACTTACCTTAAAATTCTTGAACCATTTCTTTATTCCCATCCATCTTTTTGATGCACTTTTCTTGAAATTAGCCCACCATTTACGTATACTCGCGGGTACTAAGCTACTAACTCGGAAACTTTTGAACCAGCTTTTCAATCGAGTCCATCTCATACCCATCTTCTTTTTAAAGCTCTTCCACCACTTACCCATATTCTTAGCCCAATCGCCTACTGTTGTGCGTATGGCCGCCCAAGCATCCTTCAATTTATCCCATACCACACCAAGACCTAATAGTAATGCAGGTAACCAGCTTGACTTTTTCTTTGGTTTCTCGTCCGGTTCTTGTATTTTTGCGGGCGGGATCATGATATTCTGCAGCTGCTTGATTGCTTTTTTATCAAATGCCATCACTTTGATGGGCATCACAGTCTGTAAAATTTTTCTAGGAGTTTTTTTCTTTTTTGCTAGTTTTTCAGATTCTTCGGCATTTAATTTTGCTTGTTGCTTCTGTTCATCCTTAAGTCTAGATTCTTCACTATCAAATGCATCATCTGGATCTACAGCAGTTCTAGAACTTTTAACTCCTTGGAGTGTGGATACATCTTCTAACCTTCTAACTAGAGTTGTTAGTGTTGATACTAATTCTGATATATTTTCTTCCATGAGTCATAATTATTTATGACTCTAATCATCTATTCGCTTGTAAATATACTAGCGTCAAAGGGTAACTGTACATCTTCAGGTAATGTATCACTAGACATTGTTAAGATCTCTAACTCTCTGCACTCTTTTATTTTGTTAGCAATCTTGCTGCTTATAGTCATAGGTAATGATTCGAAAATTTGTATCGCCTGGTCAGCTGGTATATTTGAATCGATTACTAATGTCTGTTCCCCAGCGGTTATAGATGTAACATACTTGACCATTTCATGTATGTATATATCACCTACAATATCAGTAATTCTTATACCTTGTGGATTTTTATTGAGTTTGATGGTTTTTGTGAATTGTCTATTGTACATAGTATCTCTTTTGAGATCCGGTACCTCACCTGTTATCTTTAAATCATCACTCTCGACTGAAAAGGTTGTAGGTGGTGATACTTCAATTCCTTTGGCATCATCTACATGTTGTAATAGATTGATCGTGTACTCAACATCATCATCATAGAATTTGAGTGTCTCATTAACGCAGTTGCATCTCAATTGGTACACTATCATCGCACGATCAGTTAGTTTAATTTTGTCTTTATTTGACAAGCAATTCTCTAAAATTATGTCATTTATTGTGTTACTGAACGTCAGATTCTCTACTTCGACATCTACTCCGCTTGACAGCAGGCTTTTCTGCTGTTTGACAGTCAATGGACGGAACGACAATTCTCTTTTCAAGCTAGGTACATATATTTCCGTGATTTGTTTTTTATTTAACTCACTAACACTCGCTAGAATATCAGCTACACTAGTTTTTTTCACGTCTTGTTGATCTACATCTTCGCTCATATGTTATATTTATATATGTGTATATTGTTATCAACTACCAGGAAATCCGGGTGAGGGTAGTGACATGCCGGGTTTTTGTTGCTCTTGTTGCTTTTCATGAGCTTTCTTTTCTTCCTCAAGTTCCTCCCGGTATAGATTTATGTAGTTCTGTGTGTCGATAGGTGTTATCTCATCAACGTCCTGTAGTCTAAAACCTAGTCTCTTGACCATTATATATCTAATATAATATTGCTCCTGTAAGTTACAATTATACATGGCTTTGATGAATTCAAATAGGCTATTATCAAACAATTTCAACTCTATTTCCGACAAATCGCCCGACGTCACATTGTCAAATACTTTGATCTTATAATCATGATCCAATCCGCGGATATGGTCAGTTATCGCGGTTAGTATGTCTCCAGGTAATTCATCCAATATTGTTGTTTTCTCTTCAGCTGACAAATCTTTCATATCATATGTTTTCCCTAGTAACTCTATATTATCAATAACATCCACGATTAACGTATCAATATCTTGTATATAAAAGCCTTTGGGTAAACCTAATGATATTTTATAGTGATTATCAACGTTAAAACTAGTGATATATTGTGCTTTGTGATTTGTTACTTTGTCAAGTATATCATATAAATCTAATTTTTGTGTTTGTTTAACCTTTTCATTATCAGTCGTTATAACTGATTCGTAATCAAATGTTTGTGATATACACATGATTCTCAAATTTAACAGTATACAAAACAAATCTACATTCGTTAAACTATGCACATCGATAGGCTCATCACAGCATGTTTCGATAATGTCTTGAAACTCCTTAAATATACTCGGTTTGTCGTTATTTTGTATATATTTGCCTATTATTAAATGTGTCTTACCATCAAATTGATGAAATCTCATATATTTTTGCTTGCTGGGCAAATATGTTTGAAATGTAAAGCTAGTCACTGTTTATAAATTATTTCCTAAATTATTTGCATCAGACTGTATATCATCTGATGTAAATCGAGATTGAGCTTCTCTACCAGACAACCTTCTTCCAGGCCCTTGCTGTGGTGTTGCACCTCTCCTACCACCTAAAAATCCTAACACCTTATCCACCTTTTTCTTTATGTTCGCTGCCTTATCTACAAATTCCTCAACTTTCGCTAGTTTACCTTTGAGCTTTCGGTATGATCTATTCTTACTCAACAATTTATCAGCCATATTCATCACGAATCGCTTGAATCCTTGTTTATTCAGATAATCGTTCATGTTCTGGTCTGGTATGCTCTCAATAGTATAGTGTGTATAATGCCATTGTGTTGTGTATATATCAAAATTGTTACCATCCTGGTATGTCAATTCATTTGTGTTTATACTAGTTGGCACACAATTGTAAAATCTCCAGATCTTTCTCTCAACTAATGGTGTATATTGGTACGTCTTCGCTAACTGTACTATACTTATATTAGCCTTTACGTTTCTATCGTCAGACGAGTGTCTAGCAACTAACCCTAGATGTGATGCTAATATCAACCATGGACGAATAACAAGATCAGTGAAACTTCTGTTTGTTTCTCTCCATTGTAATACAAGTGGTTGCATTCCGGATCGATTACCACCTACTTTACCTGGCAGGAACCCCATGTTGTTATTTATTGCGACATCGCGGATCTCATAGTTCTCACCTGGTAATACCACTCCCTGTGCCAATATACATCCATGCTTACCACCACCGGTTTTCATGTATGTCTCTTGGGTTATCTCTAATTTTCCTTGATCTATATCCCATCCCTTGGTTTGTGTGCCTGGAGCTTCAGATGAACCAGAATGCTGACCGTTATCTCCAGGCTCTAAAGCATGCATACTAGATGATTTGATGTATTTTGGTATTGGGTGTAGAGAGTTGAATGTTTTACTTGTCATCCGGTTGGGATGTACAGCTTCTTCGATGTTTATCAGCCATAAGAATTTGTTAGGAATCGCGAATTCCCATTTTTCAAGGTGTTGTAGAAAATTTTCAGTATGACTGAATGGATAGTTGAACGGAAATATATCAGTCCCTAACACTCCATCTATCTTCTCACCTACTCTGCGTATATCATCAAACATTTACATTATTATTTAGTACCTAAACACAGAAAAGCCGCTCGAAAGCGGCTCTTCCGTTAAACGCTAGTTTTTTTGATTATAAAGATTGGAAACTTTGATTACGAACGTATTGATAACCAAGCGTCACTTCAAACTCAACTGGAGCACCTGTTCCAGCCGGGTCATATGATACGTCACCCACACTAGTTGGAAATGCTCCTACAAGTGTGTATTGACTTACTCGGTTCAATTGTGTATCTAACTGTACAAGATCGACTATTGATGTTTCCTTAGCAATAAAGTAATTACCTGTGCTAGTTGCGTCATCAAATGTATCTCTAGTCCAGTTCAACAACAATGTTCTGAGACTATCTACACGATCACTATAAAAACTTAATGTGTATTCACCAGTGTAGGTAGCACCACCGGGAACTCTGAAGTTTAATCCCATGAATGGTATCTCAGACACGTTAATTGTACGTCCTGGTATACTACCACCTTTGGCATAAACTAGATCATCCTCATTTATAGTCACGCTACCGTCACCGTTTTGAATGTTGAGAACACGGAACTGGAAATCACGACTGAAATCACGCTCCTGTGCTACTCTATAGAAATCTGATATTGTTTGTCTTACGTCTGGCATAAATTGTTCCTCCTAATTATTTAGTCTTACGACACTAATTCACTGAAGTCTTGACCGGTTCGAGTTGCGTAGAAGTTCACTAAGATGAATTCTGCAGCACGAGTAGGTTTAACATATATGTCAACTACAAGTTCGTTACGATCAATAACATCAGGTGAGTTGTTCCGCTCGTCACAGACTAACAAGTAGTCATACATTCCTTGCGTATTTTTCACCTCTTCGAATATAGGTCTCAAAACGTTTATTACTTGAGTGCGTGTGAATAATGTATTAGGTTCAAATACAAAGTATTTCACTGTGTTCATCACTGCTTTTTGCAGATATAAGAACAGCCTCCTTACATTGATTCTATCAAACGCACTAGGTTTAGCTTGCATGGTCTTCTGACCGAAGATCGCAAAACCTTCGTTAGGGAAGTTAGCAATAGGATTGAGACCTATCTTATATAGCTGGTCACGTTCCTTTTGTTTTGGATAAAATGCTAAATCCTGCACACCACTGACCAAACCGCGAGTGAACCCAGCGGGGGCGATCCATGGATAGAAATTACTGTCTGTATTAGCCATTGCAGCTGCTGCAAAACCACTCATCGGTACCCATACTGGTCGATTCAACGCTTTATCATTTGTGAATCCCCAGTTTGCGTATGTTGTACAATAACTACTGTTCTTTGTACCACCAGTCATCATATGGCGTAACGGCCAGTAGATGTGTTGTGAGAAGTTTACACCTGCTTCACGCTGTTTACTTGTCAATGTCTTGCTGTTCCTACCTTGTACAAAGATGTAACGAAGTGGATCGGCTACGAATATATTGTCTTTACGTGCAAATTGACTGAAGCTTTTGAATGTGTCAAAGATTGTGTCATAATCAGTCAAGAACTTGATCTCGTTACGGTTGTCAATGATCTTGGTTTGATACAATCCACTACCGCTCAATCCTGTACTACTCACAACATGATCACCAATCGGGAAGAACTCTTCATCATCGAAATTACCAGATGTACCACCCTCTGATCCAACATAAACAGTACCTAAACCACCTTCAACAGTGATGTCGATTGGGAATAGA